GGCGCCGCGGCGTTCCGGCTCAATCAGGACAAAGGCTTCATCGAAGCCATGTCGCAATACGTCGCCGGGCAGCTGTTCTACGGCTACGCGGCCACGTCGCCGGCCACATTCACCGGCCTCGCGGCATACTACGCGACGGCAACGCTCGCCAACGCGCAGACCGCTAACAACGTCCTCGACATGGGCGGCACCGCCTCGACCAACACCTCGCTGTGGCTGGCAAGCTGGTCCTCGGAGACCTGCCACGGGATCTTCCCCAAAGGCAAGAAGGCCGGCCTGATCCACGAGGATCTGGGTCTGATGACGGTGTTCGACGCAAACAACAACCCGTTCCAGGGCTACCGCTCGCATTTCAAGTGGGAAGCGGGGCTGTTCGTCGCCGACTGGCGGTTCCAGGTGCGCGCGGCGAACATCGACGTGACGATGCTGTCGGGCACCCAGGCGCCGAACCTGATCAACGCGCTGGACCGCATGCTCGAGCGTCCGCCGCGGCTGATGTCGTCAGCGGCCTCGACAACCGCGGTGACGGACGCGTCCGGCGAGGTCGCATCCGGCGACCGCTCGGTGCTCTACGCCAACCGCATCGTGCGGACCTGGCTGCGCATCCAGATGCACTCCAAGCCGAATTTGTTATTGACATTAGACAATTGGGACGGCAAGCCAGTACTTACTTACGCTGGCATTCCGATCCGGACTGTCGATCAGCTGGTTTCTACTGAGGCGAGGGTAGTATAATATGATCACCGACGGCCAGCTACTGTTTGAAGCACTGGCGGGCACCGCGGTCACCGTGACGCGGGTCTCGACCAACCAGATCGACCTCGGGCCGGTCGCCCGCGATCTCGGCGCGCCGGGCTATCCGGCGCCGCTGATCGTCGCCGCGGTTACCACCAGCTTCGCCTCGGCGACGGCGACGGCGACCCTGACGATCCAGGTGCAGGGCGCGCCGGACAACGGCTCGGGCGCGCCGGGTCAGTTCGTGACCATCGGCTCGTCGCCGGCGACACCGCTGGCACAGCTGCAGGCGGGCAACCGGCCGTATATCGATCCGGTCGACATCGTCACCGAGAACATCCTGGCGGTCGTCAACACCACGGCGACCACCGCTACCAGTACGGCTCTGACCGTGGCCTCCGGCACCGGCATCCTTGACGGCGCCACGGTGGCCGGCGCGGGCATCGTGCCCGGCACCTATGTCGTGTCCGGCGCCGGAACCACCTCGCTGGTGCTGTCGGTCGCAACGACCGCGTCGGCGTCGAACGTCGCCGTGTCGTTCACCCAGCCGGTGCCGCGGCCTCGCTTCCTCCAGCTCAACTATGTGGCGTCGGCGACCATGACGGCGGGGGCGCTGTTCGCCGGCATCGTGCTCGATACCGACCGGCCGGCGCTCTACGCGCCGGGCTTCACCTGGCCGGCGGGAGCATAGCCGATGGCACTATACAGGATCATCTCGGAGGGCGGTGCGTATCTGCCCCGCGACCCGGAGGTGGTGCGCCTCGACCTGGGCAGCACCGGAGCGGCCAAGGCTTACCTGGTCAAGGCACCGGTGTGCGAGCTGCTGCCGCTCGACACCGAGATCGACCTCCCGGACGATTTCGTGCCCGGGCCGCACCTCCTGCCGCTCGATGCGGCGGCGGAGACGGCGATGGCGGCCTACCGCAAGGCCCGGCCCGGCGCCTCCCTCGATCCCACGCGCAGCCTGCCGCTCGGCCGCGACCCGATGGCGGCACGCACCCTGGAGCAGACCGTCATGGACCAGCTCGAGCGCATGGCGGCCGACGTCACCGGAACCGGCACCCCAAAGCCGGACGCTAAGCTCGACGCGCTGACCGAGGCGATGACCACCCTCACGAAACTGGTGGCTCAGCTCGCTGCCTCACCGCCCGTGGTGCCGGCACAGTCACCACCCGCCGCGCAAACACCGTCTCGTCCTCCGTCACCGCGAAAGGCCGCATGACATGGCACTCCCAGCCACTCAATACGTTCAGCAGGTCGGGATATCCCACATCACCGACGGGCTGACCGGCTCGGGCCAGATGCAAGGCATCAATCAATATGGCCAGGAACTGGAGAACAACGAGGGCCGCAAGCCGACGTATTCGGCCTACATCAACGCCTTTACGCCGCAAGCCACGCCGCAGGACTTCTTCACCCTGACCGGCTCGCCGCTGGTGGTCGCGCGGCTGCTGATGATCGAGGTCTATTACGCGGCAACCGCGGCGGCGGCCTACGAGATCGGGCTTTACTACAACTCGGCACCCGACACGTCAGGCACCTCGACGGCGCCGGTCGCGGTCACGCATGACCCGCTCGATGTGGCGGCATCCTGCGCCGTGGCAGCCTACACGGTGGCGCCGACGGCCGGCACGCATGCCGGGCTGATCCGCGCCGGCCGCGTCGTCGGCGGCACGGTAACCGGCGGCGGCTCGGGCCTGCAGCCGCTGATCTGGACCTGGACCGCGCTCAACGACAAGGCCTACGTGCTACGCACCGCCAGCCAGCAGATCGCGCTAAACGGCTTCGGCGCGGCACTGCCGGCGGGCAGCGTGTTCGAGATCGGCATTACCTGGTCCGAGGAGGGTTTGACGGGCAACTAGGAAGTAAAATGCCATGACCCTCGACCTCCAGACCACGCAGTTCGCTTCAACACTGCTAAACAACACCGACGAGCTCGTCGCCACGCTCGTCGGCGCCACCGGCACCACGCTCTACGGCCCGCTCTACAATCCGAAGAACGCCATCCGGCTGTCGATCAACATCTCGGCGATCACCGCCGGGTCGCTGGTCGTCAACCTGCTCGGCTATGACAATGCGTCGGGTGCCACATGGCTGGTGCTCGCCTCGGCGGCGCTGGCCACCACCGGTCTGACCCGCATGACGGTCAGTTTCTCTATCCCGGCGTCGGCCAACGTCTACGCTTTCGACTACCCGCCGGTTTATTACCAGGTGCAGGCTGTCGTCACGACCGGGCCGGTGTGGGCGACAATCGGCTCGCAGTGCATCGGTTCGTGACCTGATGTTCGGCACCCAGGTCTCCGCGGACGAGATCGCCCTGCTGGCCGGGCCTTGGTCTGCGCTCAACTTCTACGCCGCCGGCACCAAGGTGGTGACCCAGTTGGAGCTGCCGAACTGGACCACCGCCACGCGTCCGGCCGGTCCTAACGTTGGCCGCGTGGGATTTAATACCACGCTGGGTTCTCAGGAGGAGTGGACCGGCACCGCGTGGCTCACGGCTCCCACCTCGGCCAGCGTTACGGCCAGCATCACGGCTGCCGTCGCAACCGAAACCGTGCGCGCGGAAACGGCGGAGGCGCTGCTGGCGCCGCTGGCGTCGCCGGCCTTCTCCGGCACCGCCGCGGCTGCAACGTTGAACGTCGCAGCCGGCAACGTGTTCAACGACGTCGGCCGCAACCGCACCGACAACGGCAACTTCGAGATCGCCCAGCGAACGCTTCCGGTCATCGTCTCCGGAGCCTATACGCTGGACCGCTGGATCGCCTCGTGGTCTGCCGGAACGGCGAGCATCAGCCAGGGAACGGCGACAACCTACACATGCCGGAAGCAGATCACTGGCGTCTTCACGGGTCTTACGGTGGGAGCCACAGCAGCCTTCGTGCATCGCATCGAGAGTGCGCGAAGCTACGACCTCGCCGGGACTACGGCCACACTGAGCTTCAACACGGCTTACACAGTGTCGGCGGGGACCACGACATTCACAGCACAGTTGTTCTACGCGAACGCGACGGACAACTTCACGGGTGTCACGGCAATTGGAAGTCCAACGGCGTTCGTCCCCTCGGGAACTCCGGGAACCTATTCGGCGCCCGTCTCTATCCCTTCAGGTGCCACGACCGGCCTCCAGATCGTCATCACGGCCACCCAGGCTTCCGCTACGGGCAACCTGACGTGGAGCATCACCTCGGTGCAGCTTGAGGCCGGTGCGGTCGCCACGCAGTTCGAGCGGATTGACCCTCCGCTCAGCTCCGCGCGGTGCCGGGATTACTTCCAATCCTACTCCACAACGTCCGTGTTCGCTGCTGGATACGCGACTGCGGGGAATCCGTTCTGGAGCTCTCTCACCATCCCGACAATGCGTGCTATCCCCACGGTTTCCGGGGTAACAGCCGGGACAGCCACTAACGCCAATACGCCTGTGGTAACGGCGTCATCTCCTTATTCCATAATACTTCAGGGAAATGCAGTAGCTACGGGCCCGGGTTTCCTTTACATGGGCTTCGGCCTCTCTGCGGATCTATAATCATGATTTATACCTACTCGCTACTGGCGAACTCTACGGCTATACTCCGCAGTGACGAAGCCTACATCCCGGCAGACCCGGCCAACTCCGACTACCAGCAGTATCTCGCCTGGGTCGCCGCCGGAAACACACCGACCGCGGCGCCCGTCGCTCCGCCGCCGTCGGTCATTCCGGTGGCGGCGTTCTGGGCCAGATTTACCCCACTCGAACAGCAGGCGATCATGACCGCCGCGACGTCCAACCCGGCGCTGTCGGTGCCGATGTCGTTCGCCGCTGTCATTGGCCAGGTCAATCTCCTGGGCGGTCCCATCGTGACCGTGTGGATGGCCGGACTTGTCGCCAACGGCACGATCACCGCGGCCCGCTCGGCGCAGATCCTCACGCCATGACCAGCCCCGTCGACATCACCAACCGCGCGCTGCAGGCGATCGGCACCCGCTCGACCATCGCCGCGATGGACGAGGGCAGCAACGAATCCAACAATGCAAGCCTCTGCTACGCCACCACACGGCAGGAGCTGATCCGCTCCGCACCGTGGAATTTCGCCACCGCAACCGCGACCCTGGCGCTGCTGAAATCCGCGCCCGGCACGCTGGAGACGCCGCTGTGGCCGGCCTCCGGCGTGTGGTCCACCGCCTACCCGCCGCCCGGGTGGTCATACGAATACGCCTATCCGGCCGACTGCCTGCGCGCCCGGAAGGTAGTGGCGAACTATCCGGGGTCGCAGGGCGTTGCGGTGTCGATCTTCCCGACCGGCTTGGCGGCGGCGGCAATGCCGCTGTGGGATCTGCCCGGCGTGCGGTTTCAAGTGACGACGGATCAGGACGTCAACGGCAACCCGGTCACCGTCATCCTCGCCAACATCGACCAGGGCATCCTCTGCTATCTGCGCGACATCACCATCGAAGACATCTGGGATCCGCTGTTCTGCGATGCGATGGTGCAGGCGCTGGCGGGCAAGCTGGCGCTGGCGCTGACCGGCGACAAGCAGCTGGCCGAGCAGCGATTCCAGATGGCGAACAAGGCCGTGCTCGAGGCGCGGGCGGCCGACGGCAACGAGGGACTGACGGTGCTCGACCACGAAGCGGACTGGATCACCCGCGGCCATGGCGTGCGCTGGGTCGGGCCGGGGCAAGCCGCCGGCTATTCGCTCGGCTTCGGTTCGCTGTTCGGCGGCTACTGATGCCGGCATCTCTGTTTCAGACCAGTTTCGCCGCCGGCGAGCTGTCGCCGAGCACGTACGCCAGAGTCGACCTTGCGAAATACAAGGTCGGCGCCGCCTGTCTGCGGAATTTCTACGTCGACTACCGGGGCGGCGCGTCGACGCGCTGCGGCACCCGCTACATCTGCACCTCCGCCACTCCCGGCACCGGGCCGCCGCCGCGCGTCATCGGCTTCACGTTCAGCACCTTGCAGACCTATGTCCTTGAGTTCGGCGCCGGCTACATAGCGTTCTACAAGAACGGCGCGCAAATTACCTCGGCCGGCTCGAGCTATACCATCGCTTCGCCCTATGCGCTGTCCGACCTGCCGCTGCTCAAGTTCGTGCAGAGCGCCGACGTGCTGACCATCGTCCATCCGTCGTACGCGCCGCGCCAGCTCAACCGCTATTCGGACACCAACTGGACGCTGACCACGATCAGCTTCGTGCCGGTGCAGCAACCGCCCTCCGCCGGGACGGCAACGCCAGTGCATGGCACCGAAACCGTCGCCACGGGCGACGCGACCTCGACCATCTATACCTATCAGGTGACCGCGGTCGCGGCGTCCGGCGAGGAGAGCGAACCGTCTGCCGCCTTTGTCAACAGGAGCGGCGCCCGCATCATGTCGGTTGACGGCGATTCCTATTTGACGCTGGCCTGGACCGCACCATCCGGCGCCGCGCCGAATTTCTACAACATCTACCGCACGATGGAGGTGCCGAACGGCACCGCGCCCTCCGGCTCGATTTTCGGCCTGATCGGGTCGTCGACGCTGACCAGTTACGCCGACCGCAACGGGATTCCCGACTTTACGACATCGCCGCCAGCCGCGACCAATCCCTTCGCATCGGGCAACAACCCCGGCGTGACCACGTATTTCGCGCAACGGCAATGGTTCGCCGGCTCCTCGTCAGAGCCGGAGACGTTCTGGAGCTCCAAGATCGGCGCGTTCTCGAACATGGACGTCTCGCAGATCGTGCAGGCCTCCGACGCCATCACGGCAACGATCGCCTCGACCCAGGTCAACGCCATCAAGCACATGGTGCCGATGTCATCGGGCATCGTCACGCTGTCGAGCGGGGGCGCCTGGCTGATCTCCGGCGGCTCGGTCGGCCAGGGCGGCGTGCCGGGCGCCATCACCCCATCGTCGCTGGTGGCGCAGCCGCAGGCGTACAACGGCTGCAGCGATTTGCCGCCCATCGTGGTCAATTACGACGTGCTGTTCGTGCAGGCGAAGGGCAGTATCGTCCGCGATTTGTCTTATAATTTCTACGTCAACATCTACACCGGCACGGATATGACCGTGCTGTCGAACCACCTGTTCGCGGCGCGCACCTTGCGCGAATGGGCATACGCCGAAGAGCCCTACAAGCTGATCTGGGCGGTGCGTGACGACGGCATCCTGCTGTGTTTTTCATACATGAAGGAGCAGGACGTCTACGCCTGGACGAGACACGACACCAACGGCCTGTTCCAAAGCGTGTGCACGGTCTCCGAGGGCACCGTCGATGCGACCTATTTCGTGGTCAAGCGGTATCTCGGCGGCGCCTGGACCTACTGTATCGAGCGCATGGCCGACCGCAGCCTGATCGACGGCAACGCCGCGCTTAACATGCCGGCCAACATCGAGAACAGCTGGTGCGTCGACTGCGGCCTGGCACTGCCGCAGCCGCAGCCGGCGGCAAACCTGTCGATCGCTTCCGGAGCCAACACGGTGGGCGCGTCGCTGCTGTTCTCCACCGACGCCCCGGTGTTCGCAGGCTCGGCGGTCGGCTCGGTGATCCGCGCCAATGGCGGGCACGCGGTCATCACCGGCATCAACAGCACGAGCAGCGTGCAGGCCACGGTCACCGTGGCGTTCCCGGTGCTGCCGAACGACCCGACCTTCACCACGCTGCCCGCCGCGTCGGGAGCCTGGACAATGACAGCTCCGGTCACCGTGGTGTCGGGCCTGTCCTACCTTAACGGCATGACGGTCAGCATCCTGGCGGACGGCAACGTCATGGCGCAGCAGGTCGTCTCCGGCGGCCAGATCACTCTGCAAACCCCGGCCAGTTCGGTCGTTGTCGGGCTGCCGTTCACCTGCCAGCTACAGACGCTCGCGGTCGATACGGGCGAAGGCGGCCCCGGCGGCTCGATCGCGGGCAAGATGAAGAAGATCGGCGCGGTGACGGTGCGGGTGAAGGACACGCGCGGCGTCCAGGCCGGGCGCACGGTGGCGACCTGCGTGCCGGTCAAGGCGTGGAACTCCAACGTCTGGCTGGGCGGCCCGCTGCCGCTGGTGACCGGCGACGAGCGCATTGTCCTCGATCCGCAATACGACACGGCAGGGCAGCTTTGGCTTCAGGTCACTGATCCGGTGCCGTGCACCGTGCTCGGCGTGGTGCCGGAGCTGGTGAATGCCTGATCTGATCATCCGCACGGCGCTGCCCGCCGACATCGACAGCATGGCGGGCCGTCTGCGGCCGGATCATGTCGCCGAACTGGCCGACCGCGGCATGACGCCGCGCCAGGCGCTGGAGCGTGGCATGCGCTACTCGATCGAGGCCTGGACCGCGCTGGAGGGCGCCGAGCCGGTCGCCATGTGGGGCCTCACCTGTCCGGCGGTGCTCGGCGACATGGCGCACCCGTGGCTGATCACGACCGCGGCGACGCTGCGGCACAAGCTGCGGTTCTGGCGCGAGTGCAAGGCGGGCATCGTGCGCATGGCGGCGCGCTATCCGGTGCTGGTCAATGAGTTCGACCGCACCGACGGCGAGGCCTGCCGGATTCTGGCGCGACTCGGGTTCGCGCTCGTCGGCGACGGCCGATATTCCACGTTCGTGAGGCTCTGATGCCGGTTCTGGCCGCCATTCCGGCGGGGTATATGGCTGCGGCGGCAATCGCCACAACTGCGGTTGCGGCCGGCGTCTCAGCCTACGGTGCCGAGAGTTCTGCCCACGCGCAGGAGGCGACAGCCAACTATCAGTCGCAGGTCGCCGCGAACAACGCCACCATCGCGAACCAGAACGCCCTCGCCGCTACCGCTGCCGGCAACGCGCAGGCCGAGCAGTCGCGGATGAAGACCAACGCCATAATTGGCGCACAGATGGCCGGGCAGGCCTCCTCCGGCATCGATACCGGTTCGGGGTCGGCGCTGGATGTGCGGACGTCGCAGAAAGAGGTCGGCGAGCTGGACGTGCAGACGATCCAGAACCAGGCGGCGCGGCAGGCGTACGGCTACCAGACGCAGGCGCTGTCCGACACCGGGCAAAGCCAGCTCGACACCGCCCAGGCGGGATTCGCCGGCACAGCAGGCAATATTAGCGCGGTCGGCAGCGTGATCGGCGGTGCGGCATCGGCGACCGGCAAATATGCGTCGTGGCAGCAGCAGGCGAACAACACGCCCAATCTTGGTGCGAATTAGTTGCCAACCGTTCCGTACAGCCCGGTTCCCGACATCGCGCCGCAGACGCGGTCGCCGGAGGACTATTTTACTCAGCAGGCCAGCCCGTCGGACTTTGGCGCGCAAGTCGGGCAGGCGGTGCAGGGGTTAGGCCAGTCGCTGGGCAAGGCCGGCGAAGCTGGCATGGACGTCGCGATCCAAAAGCAAGCGTTCGCCAACAAAGTCGGCTCCGACGACGCCTACAACAAGTTCCAGACCGCGTCAGATAAAATCCTGCACGGCGATCCGAACGATCCGAATAACTCCGGCGGCTATTATGCGCTGCGCGGCGCGGATGCGCTCTCCGCACGGGCAGGCGTGATTCAGCAGCTTGAGGATCTGCGCACCGGCATCAAGACCGGCCTGCCGACCCAGATGATGCAGTTGAAGTTTGACGAGGATTCGCGCCGGCTAAATATGTTCTCGACGGCGGGTATCGGCGCGCATGCGGACCAGGAGTTCAACCGCTACGCCACCGAAACCTACACCGCGGCGATCGACACCAAGGCGCGGGCAGTAGCCAACACCTGGAACGATCCGGAGAATTTCCAGCACAACCTGGCCGACGCGCAGACGGCAGCAGACAACAAATCCAAGGTCGCCGGGGCACCGCCTGGCAGCGACATCTTCAACGACAACAGGAACCAGGCGGCGCAAACGCTCTACACCGCTCGCGCGGTCGCGATGGGCACGGCGAATCCGTCGCTTGGCCTGGCGTTCGTGCAGGCGCACCCCGACCAGTTCGATGCCATCACGCTGCACCGGCTGGAGGATGAGTTCAAAGCCGGGTCTGACAAGCAGGCGGTCGCGGCTGGCATCTCCGACCAGATGGCGCGGCCGGTTTCCGGCGGTGCTCCGGCGTCGCCCGACATCAAGAGCGCCATCAGCGCACAGGAGGGCAAAGGCGTCTCCAGCCAGGGCGCGGTCGAAGGGCTGATGCCGGCGACGTTCACGCAATACGCCAAGCCCGGCGAAAGCTTCGACAACCCGACAGACCGCAAGGCGGTGAACGACCGCGTCATCGACGACCTGTCGCAGAAGTTCAACGGCGACCCGCAGCGCATCGCCGTCGGCTATTTCTCCGGTCCCGGCAACGTGTCGCCGCCCGGCAGCGCCAATCCGTGGCTGGTGGACAAGGCCGACAAGGACGGCACCACGACTTCGAGCTACGTCTCGCAGGTGATGGGGCGGCTAGGGACCGGAGGCGGGACCGCAACCGGGACAGCGGCCGGGAATGCGCCAACGCACGATCCGGCGCCCTACGGGCAGGAGTTTGCCCGCATGCAGCAGGCGCGCGAGCACGCGGCGGAGCTGTTCCCGAACCGGCCGGACCTGCAACGCCAGATGATCGAGGGCGTGTGGTCCGAGATCGCCCAGACCAATGCGCTGCAAGCCAAATACGAGGCGGAGCAGGCCAAGCAGCAGCGCGACGGCGAGCAGGCCGAAGGTAAGGCGGTGGTCGATCAGCTCATCACCGACCCGACCAAGTTCGACCCGGCGACGCTGACCAACGCCAAGTTCCTGACCTACGAGCAGAAGGCGCAGCTGTTCGACCTGTCGCAAAAGCGGCTGCATGAGGTGCAGGGCGGCAAGGAATCGCTGGAATATGGTCCGGGCTTCTGGGGTGCCTACCAGGCGGTGCATTCGGCCGATCCGTCGCAGCAGATCACCGACCCGGCGCAGCTATGGCCGCGCGGCGGTCCGAACGGCGACCTGTCGCTGGCGGGCATCAAGACGCTGACGGCGGAGATCGAGGGCGCGCGCACGCCGGAGGGCAAGGCCGACGCCGAAACCCGCCAGACCTTCCTCAACGCAGCGCATCTGGCGATCTCGGGGCACGGCATGATGGGTGGCGCCCGCGATCCGGTCGGCGAGATGAATTTTGCCCGCTTCCTGCCAGGCGCATTCGCCGAACTCGAGAAAGAGCGTTCGGCTGGCATGACGATGGAGCAGTCGCTGAAGCCCGGCGGCATCCTCGACGGCATGGTCAAGGCGGCGACGCGGAGTCCGACGCAGATGATGCAGGACATGATGGGCGCGACCAACCCGGATCTGTCCGCTGCGGCGGGTGACCAAGCCGGGGGGGCTAAGCCTGCGGCGACGGCTCCGGCCACGCTGGACCTGACGACGGTGCCCGGGCTGCAAGCAGCCTACAAGGCAGGCCACTTTGGCTACGGCCTGCCGGCCTATCAGGCGATGGTGCGGGAGGCGCAGAGGCGTGGCCTGGTCGCGGCGCCGATCACTACGACCCCGCAGGTTCCGGTGAACTGATGCCACTTCCCACGGCTGAAGAGGCTTTCGGCGCACCGCCGCCGGAACTGCCGACGGCCGAGCAGGCGTTCGGGCCGGAACCTGCGGCGATGCCGGAAGGCTTCCACGCGGGCAACAGGTTTGCCGGGATGGGCGCCGATTCCGATGCCCTCTGGGATGCGGCCGAGCCGATTGGGCGGGTGCTGCGGCAGTTCGGTCAGGGGGTCTCCACCGCCTGGGAGGGCGGCGAGAATCTCGGCTACTCCGACGACGTCAACGACGCGATGAAGAAATGGGGCGTCTACAACGACGTCACCAAGGGCCAGGGATCGATCCTGCGGACCTACAATGAGGCGATCATGCGGCCTGCGGTCGCCGCGACATTCGGGCTGGCCGGGCTGTTCGGCCGCGGCATGAGCGCAGCGGTGTCCGGGCTGCAGGCGGGTGGTGAAGAGGCGGGCCTGCCCCGAGATATCTCGGCGCTACCGGAAGCGTTTCCGCTGTTCGGCGCGGAGACCGGCGGCCTTCACGGGGTGCCGACCCTGTCGCGTGGCGAGATGCTCGGACGGGAGCTCGGTCGCGAGATGGACCGCAACATCCCGACGATGACGGTCCACTTGTCCGCTAACGAGGTCGATAACGCCGCAGACCTTGGCCTGATCGGACCCAAGTCGCGCCAGGACTGGGCCGGCTACTCCGGACCAGTCACCGCGACGCAGGACAGCATGAGCGTCCGCGCCCGCGTCGCCGGGATGCAGGAGGATGCCAAGGGACAGCCTCCGGCCACGGAAGCGCCGTTGGCACCGCGCGACATCCACGAGGCGGCACGCACCCTGGCGCCATCGGTGTTCGCGCAGTTCGACCCGCTGGCGCTGCATGTCGATGAGCTGCGCGGCCAGATCGCCGAGGCGCAGGACGCGTTACGCCGTAACGCCGAGGCGCAGGCGCCGCACCAGGCGGAGATCGCCGACCTCCAGGAGCGACTGCAAGACGCCACGCCGCGACTGGCGAAGAAATACGAGGCGCGGCTCGCCGATCTGATCCCGGCGCGGGATGCGTTCCTGGCGGATGATTTCACCATGTCGTCGCTGACCCGCGACACGCCGGAGATCCTGGCGATGCGGGACGGCATCCAGGCGGCGCACGAACGCATGGCGGATCTCGCGCCGGAGGTGACCGCGGCCTATCGCGAGGCGGCGAAGCAGTTTCCGGAGACGCAAGCCGAGCCGGAGCCGGCGGCTGTCCCGGAAACACCCGCTGCTGTCCCGGTGTCCGTCCCGGCCGAAGCCGCTGCTGTCCCTGCCGGTGAACCGGCAGCACCGCCCGTTGTCCCGGCTGGGGTGCGCCCGGAACCGGCTGCTGTCCCGGCTGCCGTCCCGGTCGCGGACAGGACGGCGGTGCCTCCTGCCGGAGCGGTGCCGCCACAAGAGTCCACGCCCGTTGCGCCAATCAACATCCGCGAGGACGTAGCGCAGAAGCTGATGGCGGCCGGGCGGCCGGAGGCGGAGGCGCGGGCGGCGGCCGAGGTCGTCGCGGCGGGATACGAGGCGCGGGCGGCACGCTTCGGCGGCCAGCGGGGCAGTGCGGAGGATCTGTACCGGGCGGAAGCGCCGGACGTCGTGGCGGGTCGGACATCGGCCAAGGCACGGGCGCTGGAACTGGCGCAGCGCAAGGGCCGGACGATGATGCAGACCGCGCCGGTTGCGCGGCTGACGGGTGAGGAGATCGCGCCGCTTAGCACCAGCCGAGAGGACCTTCGGCCGCTGGCCGAATCCTGGTATGATAGCGTCTTGCGGAAAGGGCCGCCGGCCAAGACCGTGATTGGCGATGTCACCTTCACCCGCACCGGCCGCCGCAAGATCAGGGCGTTTTCGGCTGATCCCAACAAGTTGCGGCTGTTGCCCGCAGTGCGCGACATCCTCGAACGGGGCGACTACCTTGGCCGCGAGGCGCCGAACCATCCGCGCACAGATGGCATCGTGGCGTTCCATCGCTTCGCCGCAGATGTGGACGTTGCGGGCGCCATGCAGCGGGCGCACGTGCTCGTCTCGGAAGACGAATACGGTAACAAGTTTTACGATATGAATGCGGAGCGGGACACCGCTATCGATCAGACGCAAAAGCCTGGGACAGCGAATATCCCGCCCGAGGAGCCTTCCGATCCTGCGACCGGTCGCACCCTCAACCAAGAAATGGGCGCGGCGGACGACGATGTCAATCTGCATCTATCCAGCCCACGCGAGCTTGACCAAACCACCCGCGGCAAGATCAACATCAACGACGGCCGCAGCGTCATCACCCTGATGGGCGATGCCAACGCCTCCACCTTCATCCACGAAACCGGCCACGACTGGCTGGAGAAACTCACCGCCGACGCCAAACACCCGCTGGCGCCCGCGCAACTCGTCGCCGACGCCAAGACCGTGCGGGACTGGCTCGGCGCCGCGCCCGATGCGGAGATCACCCGGGCGCAGCACGAGAAGTTCGCCCGCGGCTTCGAGCGGTATCTGATGGAGGGCATCGCCCCGTCGCGCGCGCTGGCCGGCGTGTTCGCGCAGTTCAAGCAGTGGCTGACCTCGATCTACCAGACGGTGACGCGGCTGCATTCGCCGGTCAACGACAACATCCGCGGCGTGTTCGACCGGATGCTGGCGACGCCGGACGAGCAGGCGGTGATCGCGCCGGAGCGTGCGGCGCAGCCGTCGCTGGACCTGGCTGGCCACGCATCGGTGCCGCGCGAGGCAAGCCCATACCTGCCGGCGGGCAAGGAGCCGACGCGTCTGGTGGCCTTCCTGCGGCGCAAGACGGTGCAGTTCCCCGGCACGGCGCAGGAGACCACCATCCCCGGCGGCGTGCGCGATCCCGGCGGCGACATCAGCTCCATCATCGGCGGACCGAAGGGCATGCCGGGGCTGATCAACAACGCCACCGGATCGACCATCAACGACGCCATGGTTCGCGCCTGGGAGAATGGTTACTATCCTGAGTTCGATTCCATCCACATGATGGAAGACAACGACCTGTTCCGGAAAATCGAGGAGGACGTGCGCGGCAACGCGCAGTACTCGATGCACGACCAGGACCGGGTCGAGGCCTGGCTGAACGCCAAGGCGCATAACAGCGAGATCGACCGCCTGGCCAACGAGCACGGCATCGATCCCAAGGGCATGACGCTGGAGAAGTTCTACGAAGCGGTGACCGAGAAGCTGTCGCTGGAAGAACAGGCGCATGCAATCAAGGACCTCGAGACCACAAACGAGGCAGAATACGAAGATATGACTGCCGAGACTCAAGCATGGCTGGCAGACCACGATATCCCCTGGAACACCGAAGAGTTCTATGGTCTAAACGATTCCCGAACATTGGAAGATCTGGAGGCGGAGCGTGGACAGGAGGCAGCTTCTCGATCGGCGGGACAAGGCGAAGCGGGTGCTGAACCATCCCCTGCTGCCGCAGCACATCAAGGACAAGGCGAAGCGGGTGGTGGACAGCGCGGACGTGATCCTGGGGATCCAGGACGCGCAGATGCGGAAGAAGCTGAAGGGTCTGCCGATCCCGATCCCGCAGAGCGGGGCGCGCCGCATGCCGAAGCTCAATCAGAGCAGCCCGCCGGACCTCATGGCGCAGTTGAAGAACCGTCCAGCCTAGTCGACAAAGCCGGCAACATCCGGCTCGACAACCTCAACTCCGAAGACGACGTCAAGCAGCTGCTGCGCGATCTGGCGGCACAGAACGACGATTTCATGGTGGCGCGCGGCGGCGTCATCCCCGACGTGCAGCGCAAGGCCATGGCCGATGCCTGCGGCCTGACGATCGATAACTTCAATCCGCAAAAGCCGGAGAACGTTTCCTCCTCAGTCTGGGCCGACGCGGTGCAGACGGTGCTGTTCCAGTCGACCGATGCAGCGACGCGGCTGGGCAAGGTGGCGGGCGAAAGCGGCTCGCCGGCGGACCTCGCGGCGTATCTCGCGGCCAAGCAGCGGGTGCTGATGATCGCCGATCATTTCTCCACGCTGACGGCCGAGGCCGGCCGCACCTTGCGGGTGTTCGACAAGAAGGCGTTCTCGTTCACCGGCGACATGGTGGCGATGATGGAGCGCGACACCGGCAAGACGCTCTACCAGCTGCAGCAGGAGGCCAGAGCCGTCGGCGCGATGGAGACCACGGCGCAGCGGGCCCGCATGATGCAGGACACCCGCGAGCCGACGCGCGGGCAGCAGATCAAGTCGGGCATCATCTCGTATTTCATCAACAACCTGATTTCCGGGCCGATCACTCACGCCGCCTATACCGTCGGCAACGTCGCCACGGCGTTGTTCAAGGCGGTGCCGCTGACCCTGGCCGAGGCGTCGATCGACACGGCGCGGGCGGCGATGAACCGGGCGCCGCTGGCCGACAGGGTGTATTTCGGCGAGGTCGGCGCGCAGGTCTACGGCGCGATGCACGGCGCCTGGTCGGGTTTCTCGCCGGGCTACAAGGCGTTCAAGACGGGCATCAGCTACATGGAGGGTGCCCAGCGCCTGGCTGACGCCAAGGCTGGCAGCCAGGTGCGGCTGCCCGGCCTGTCGCCGCTGGGCGAGGCGTCGCTGCGGCCGGAGGTCATCGGTCCCGGATTGCAGGCGGCGGGCGTGCCGGAAGGGATCGCGCGGCCAGTCGGACGCGCATTGGAGATCCCGTCCCGCGCGGTCTCGGCGATCCACACCGTGGCCTATTCGATGAACTATGAACGCGAGATCGCCCGGCGGGCATTCCGCGCGGCCTCCAACGAGGGGCTGACCGGCGATGCCTTCAACACCCGCGTCGCCCAACTGACGCAGGATCCGCCGCTCGGGATGGTCCAGGCGGCGCATGACGAGGCGCTCGGCGCCGTGCTGATGAAGCGCCCGGCGTACGGCACAAATCAGCAGCGGTTTGTGCAGATCGTCAACGACATCTTGCCCTTCAAGCTGGCGCTGCCGTTTATGCAGGTGGGGATGAACATCCTCGACGAGGGGCTGGTCAAGAACAGTCCGGTGACACTGCTGTTTTCGCAGTCGATGCGCGACGATCTGTTCGGCCGCAACGGCCCGGTGGCACAGACCCAGACCCTTGCCAGATTGACGATCGGCCAGGGCATTGTGGCAGGCGTATTGACCGCGGCCTCGCAGGGCATCCTGACCGGCGCCGGACCGACGGACCCGCACGAGCGGGCGCTGAAGGAGGCGACCGGATGGAAGGCCTACAGCATCCGCATCGGCGACACGTATGTCCCGTATCGCAAGTATCTCGGACCGCTGGGCGCACTGGTCGGTGGCACGGCCTCCATTTATGAGGCCGGGTCGTTTTTGGGCGAGGGCCAGCTCACCAAGGCGGCCGGCGCCGCGATGCTGGGCTTCGCGCATGTCGTGATGGACGAGTCCTGGATGGCGGGCGCGGCCAACCTGGCCGATGCGGTCACGCACTGGGACACCGACGGCGACAAGTATCTGCGCAACATGGCGCTGGGCTTCATCCCCGGGTCGGTTGGCCTGTCGCAGGTCGCGCGGATGACGGACCAGTATCAGCGCGAGGTGCATTCGTGGACCGCGGCCGCGCGCAACATGCTGCCCGGGCTGTCCGAGGGGCTGATGCCGCAGCGCGACTGGACCGGCACGCCGGTCGGCAGCCACACCATGATGTCGCCGTCGGTCTTCAAGAACGACCGCACCATGGCGGCGATGGAGGCGGCTGAATTCTACCCGGCCAAGATCGAACGCAACGTGCGCGGCGTGCCGCTGTCGGACCAGCAATACGATGACCTGGCGCGGGTGGCGGGACGCCTGGCGAAGGTGCGGATGGACATGCTGGTGAGCGGGCCGGGTTTCTCCGCGCTGCCGCTCGGCATGCAGAACAAGGCCATGCACGAGACGCTCTCGTCGTCCCGCAAGGTGGGCGAGGACTGGCTGATGGCGCAACCCGGCAACGCCAACATCTTGCGCCAGTCGATGGCGGCCAAGGGCGCGCAACTGCAGGGCCGGCTGCCCGAGGACGTCAAATCCATCCGGCAAGGATTAGAGCCATGACCGTCACCGTCTCGACCAACAGCGTGACGTGGTTCGGCAACGGCGCCACCACGGTGTTCAGCTACAGCTTCGCGATGCCTGCCGCCGCCAACGCCACGCTGCTCTTCACCACGGCCGCGGGTGTGCAGACGACCGTCGCCGCATCGGCCTACAGCCTGACCGGGGTGGGGCAGCCGACGGCCGGCGGCGGCCCACAGGGCGGAACGCTGACCTATGCGCCGGGCGGGCTGCCGATCCCGGCCGGGTCGCTGCTGACGCTGATGCGGACGGTGCCGCTCACGCAGCCCGACAGCCTGTCCAACCAGGGCGGGTTGTGGCCGCTGGTGATCGAGGGGGCCGACGACAACCTGGAGATGCAGGTCCAGCAGATCTCCAACGTCGCCAACCGGGCGATCATCGTCAACCCGGCCGACCCTGCGCTGACGCCGCTGCCGCCGGCCGCCGCGCGTGCCAGCCAGTATCTGGTATTCGACATCTACGGCAACCCGACCGTAGGCG